AATGGCTGTCCCATCAAAGCGTTCTGGTTTTCTTTAGCCGCATTCATAGGGGGTGGTGGACCGGGAGGTGGGGGTAACATGGCATCAATGTTATTAACGCCAAGAGCTTCATACATTTTGCGGTACGCTTGATACAGCCCCTGTGGGCCACCGTGTATTTCAGGGTTTGACTGTACTAACTGCAATTCACTCTGCGCCAAAGCAATACGCTGTGACATGGAAAAGATGTTAGGATCACTAACAGGCATTACATCAACACGCTGGTCAAAGTCCTGCGCTTTAATCTCTGGGCCAAACTGCTGCGATACCATGTAGGGGTATGGCTCTAAATCCTTAGAGAATATTTTTGCTAGAAGTTTAAATTCAAGCTTTTGCGAGTAGTGCATCCGCTTGTGAATTGCGGACATAACCTTTGTGCCGCGCTCCATGATAGCCATAGTAGTGCCTACGGGCGTTTCTCCGCCCATCTCAGCCACTTTCATGTCCGCCATTGATGCGAACCTGCGACCAGCGTCTACAAGCGTTCCTAGAAGGTTATACAGCGTGGCAGAAGGTTCCTTGAAAGGCAGCGGCATAAGAGATGCCTGCAACGTCTGACCAACCACATCAATGTCACGAAACTCACCGGGCTGTAGTGGGCTGTCTTCATCACGAATACGCGCACCACGGGCCTTAAAGCCAGCGGGTAAGTTAGCCAACGTACCCGCATCAATTAACTGACGCAGAATGGACGTTGACGCCATAGCCAAGCCGCCAATCATATGTGTTAAACCCAAGCCATAAAAACCCAGACCCGGCAGGAATTTGTAATGCACAAAGAATTGTTCGGCTCTCTTCATTGGGTCCGCTTCAGCGTAATTACGACGAACTGATAGTATCTCATCGGAATCAACCAAGATGGTCACAATGTACGGCAGTTTAAGGCCAGTGGGTTCGCCATCCATGCCAAGGTCTTCAAAGCCCTCAATGTCCAAAGACGTATGAATTTCATAAAGGGTTAAATCAGTAGATGAATTTGACGGGTGAACGCCCTGCACATCATCAATGGATTCTCTAATCTCATTAATCTTATCGCCTTCGTACCCATCGGTGGGAACGTCGATGTCAATGTAGAAACCATTTAGTTGCAGCTTGCGGACCTCGTTTGAATCCATGTTAATGCGCTGCGTAATGCGGGGCGAAGATGCCAAGTCAGTTGCGCCATACGGAACAATTAAATCTTCGGCGTGAACAAAGCTACTAACAGCCCGTTGCTTCAAAGGATCACGATAAACCTTTTTAAACGTTGAACCAACAACAGGAAGATAGAACAGCATTTGATCCAACTCTGGATCGTACTCTTCCATCTCGTATGTAATCATATAGTTCATATAATCTTTAACGCGCTCGGCCTGCTTAACCAGTTCACCATTTTGAACGCCAATAATCTGCGTTCTAATAGGACCATTGGCGGGTAAAAGCTCGCGGTAGGCTTGTGCTTGGAATTGGGTAACACTTTCAGCCAGCAATGGATGAATGACGCCAGAGGAGCCTGCAAACGGCTCTGTGCGCTCCTCAGTCTTCATTCCCAAGAACTCTAAGCCCTGCTTGTATGTATCTTCCCATTCTTGGCGGGAGGATAGATCATCCTCAATGTCACCAACCAAGTCAGACGCAATGCGTCCTAGAATTGAATCATCAATAACTTCAGCCAAATTGCCATCAAACGGCAATGGTGGCATCACTTCTTCTTCTTCTGAATACTCACCCACAATGGCACTGCCATCGTCAAATTCAAAAAGGCCGGGGTCTTGAGCTAGTTCGGTAAGCTCAGTCATAATTCCGCTTTCAGGAGCGATAGGCATTTCAGGTATACCGCCCGGTCCTGCCTCACGATCTATAAATGCCATGTTATTCTCCTGTCGTAGTGTTGAGGCAGAAAAGCTCTACCAGCGGAAGTGTGGGAACCGGGAGCCATTGATACAGTTCGTCGGGAGGAACGCGATGCACCAATTTAATCCGCCTCAACCTCTTCAGTTATTACAGCCCCGCAAGTGGGGCAAGTAACAGCAAATTCTTCTGATTCATCTTCATCTTCATCTTCAACATCCTCAATCACAACGTCCTCTTCAGGATTAATAAAATAATCCTCGTATGGCAAATCAACGTCTATTGTGATTCTGGGCATTATTTCACGCCAATGAATTTTGTACCGCGCAACGCTGCACCGCCACCGCGAGAAAACCCTGTGTGATCTTCTGCAAACGAGGCTTCTACAGCTTGGGGATAATGCTCCTGCATAACGCCATTAACCTCAACGCTACCGCCTTTAGCAAAAAAACCCATATTATTCCGAACACCTTTTGGTAGTTTGGATAGACCTTTGTTGCTGGAAGGTACTGCTTTTAGTTTCTTGTCCATTAGTTAACTCCTTTAAATGAGCCACCACGGCCCTTCATAACTGCGCCACCGTGTTTCAGACCTTTTGGTGGACGCTTAATAGCGTCTTCTACTGAGTCCACAAAAACATCTGCTCTCAACGAACCAGTTTTCTCAGGAGGAAATTCGCGACTATACAGCTTTTTATCTAAAGCCGCATTAATAGCTTTTTCTATATCAGTTTTTTCAGCACCAGCGGCAAGCCTAGCTTTTTTCTCAGCGTCTGATTGAAAAAACTGAGCGCCAGTTCTTGTCTTTGTAGTTTTATTAACTTTTTTAGCCTTTTTAGCCATTACTTAACTCCTTTAAACGAACCGCCGCGACCCTTCATTACAACGCCCATTTTTGTAGGACGCAATTTAGGCCGTAGAGAAGTTTTCATGCCCGGTACGGAAGGGTCTAATCTATTAATGCCAGAATCACGCTCCGCATTTACTATAGGATCGTGCTTGTTCTTACCCATAGCATGATCGTCTATCATCTTCTGCGTTATCGCCATAACAATCTCCTAGTAATACTCTCGACGTGTCTTGTGACTGTATTCATCTTCATCATTATAGTCTGTGCGAGTCGTAATAAAACCACCCTGTCTAAATCGCAGTATAGCCTGTGTCATGCTATCCGCCAAGTCATCATGTTCGCCATTGGGAAAAGCAGCACACTCTTCCATAACTTCATCAGCGAATTTAGTGTCAGGACACCAAACAATACCGCTCTCAAATACAGGCGCACACGCATGCATGCGCGTGAACTTATCAGCGCCACGGCTAGGAGTAAACGGCGTCACAGGTATTCCCATGCGCTGTAATTCCTGTGTCAGCGGCATTCCTGACCCCTTTTGCTCAATTAATACCATATCAGGCTCATATAAACCATACATTTCATTGGCCTGCTCTTTTAGTTCAGGAAACTCCCAACGTCCCTTAACCGCATCCAATAAAATAATACTGTCCGTATCGCTTTCCTCATCCAGAAAAATACCCCAAGTCGTAATCGCGCTGTAGTCAGCACGGTCGCTTTTACTAAATGCAGTATCGTAACTCTGAATAATATAGCTACATGGAGGCGGATCGTCCTTCTCCCACGTATTCCACCACTCGCGCTTAATTATAGCGCCCTCTTCAGCAGTGGGGTTCTGCATGTACTGAGCGTTCCACTTGGCTACTGGAATAGACGCCTTAACGCCCTCAAGCTCATCTAAGCTCCAATACTCAGGCCACAGCGGATCACCAGAGGGCATAATGGCAGGAAACTCAACAATGTCCCACTGATCCGCGTTCTTCTCGCCCTGCTTGGATAAAACCTTGGCTGTTAAATCACGAATAGACCAACGGGTCATAACAATGATAATCGCGCCGCCCGGTTGTAAACGCTGGCGAGGGCCAGACGTATACCACTCGTAAATATTATCTAATGCCGTAACGCTTAACGCATCCTGTTCGGAAACAGGATCATCAATAATAGCCAAGTCTGCACCACGACCAGCAAGAGCGCCCCCAACGCCAACAGCATAATATTCACCGCCACCGTTCGTACTCCATCTACCACTAGCCTTTGCGTCCGTTGCCAAGCTGACGTTGGGAAATACATCTCTGAAATCATCACTATCAATTAAGTTTTTAATCTTCCTACCAAAGCCAACCGCAAGTTCCGCCGTGTGCGTTGCCTGAATGATCTTCTTTGTAGGATCACGACCCATTAACCAAGTCGGAAATAAATAACTAGCAAACTCTGACTTGGTATGTCTAGGCGGCATGTTAATAATTAACCGCTTTAATTTACCGTCAGCCACAGCTTGAAGCTTTTCTGCATAGATTTTATGGTGCCTGCCCTCAATAAACTGAGGCCAAACGTGATTAACAAAGCTCATAAAGTTTTTGCTTTTTTCTTCACGTTGGTCTAACGTAGAAAGCCGCTCTAACATGGGAGCGACTGTCGCTAACTCTTCCTCAGTTAGATATTCGGCAATGCTGTTAATGTCCTTCATGCAGAACCAGATAACGCAGCAAGAAAGTTATCAGCAGCAGTCGCTAAACCAGAACTAACCATGCCACCACCCGCAAACTGCTGAACACCCCTGACCTTAACAGCAGGTACAGACCGCCTTGGAATAGTAGGTCCACCACCGCCACCGCCATCAATAGGGCGGATGGGCGAGGGTAAAGTTGGAGTTGGACGCGGAGTAGGGCCAGCAATAACGTCAGGAACGCAAATGCCGTTCACAAGAGTATGACCCGCTGGGCATGGATTAACGTTGTCATTATCGTTGTCATCATCGCTGCCATCCGTGCCTCCTTCGTCTGCACGAACACGAATTAATTCCCCCGGTTCGTTATCACCGTCATTGTCCATGTCGCCGGGGTCGCCGTACTCCCTAACACCAATGGGGTTGCCGGAATTATCATACTCAACTCTGCCACGAACCCCTTCACCCTTAGGGTCTGACATTAATACTCTTATTTTTTCTCTAGTATTTTCATCCATTTTGTTAACAGGAATACCAAATAAAGCCTCAATTACAGACCCAAATGCTTTAGCACCCACTC